TCGACTGCCAGTGTTCGAGGACACCGCGTGGGATTACACCCGCCACCGCGGCAACTTGCAGTATTTCACCACGCTCACTTGGGCTGATCGTGATTACCGCATTGTTTTGACGCTGGGTGTTAAGCGGTTCCATATCGATTTGTATTCGGGCACTGTGCGTCATATGACGGCGACCTACATGTTCGATATTCGTGTCGCCGACCTCCAGCGCTTCGCGTTTGATAGTGTGGTATACTATCTCTCGCAAGCAACGCCCCTTGTGGACGCTATTCAAGATCCGCTGCCTTATTGGCAGCACTGAACAGAAAGGCGACTCTGATGAGTGCTGAGATGACCGTTACTGGCAACCTGACCCGCAACCCTGAGACCGCTAAGACCAAGTCGGGCGAATTGATTGTTCGTCTTGGTATTGCTGCTACCCGGCGTCAGTTCGATAAGAAGAGCGAGGAGTGGGTTGACGACGGTTCGCCGCTTTATCTGAATGCTTCTTTCTTCGGCGATTCTTATGAGTACATTGTGGGCCTCGTTGGCAAGGGTGATCAGATCACGCTTTCCGGAACACTTGTTCTCCGCGAGTGGGAGACGAATAAGGGTTCGGGGCAGTCTCTTGAGATTCGTTTCCCGAAGTTCCTTGGGTACATGAAGAAGGGAGATCGTTCGAGCTTGGCTAATCCGCGCCGCGCTTATCGCCGCTGATCTTATCCGCGGAGGGCGTCACACCGTTATTGTGTGGCGCCCTCCCTGTTGTTTTGTGGTATACTATTGGCATGATTAGAAAGGAGTCTTCCAATGGCTAGACTTGAGAAGCCGTCAGATCTTGAGGGTTGGCGGGATTATGCTCGTCGTCTTGAGGCCCGTGCGTCGAGGAAGATCAGCAAGATCCGGCAGGGGACGTACGCCCCGTCCGTCCTGCGCCCTCTGAAGGAGGCTACGAGGGGCGCAGGAGGCGTTGACATCGCTCGTACGGCCCTGGATCCGCGTAAGGGTACCTCCCTAGTGGGGCGCATGACTAAGGCCCAGGTAGAGGCTCACGCGCATCGTCTGGAGGAGTTCATGGCTCCTAACGTCTCCTACTACCCTTCCCGTTCTGGGGAGCCCATCTCCGCTAAGAGCATGCTCCGTTACGTGTATGCCCAGAAGAGGAGTAACGAGCACGCGAGAGAGTTCTATCAGCGTGTTGGAGGTACTGAGATTCCTTGGAGAGGTTCACGGCCTTTTTCTGAGATTTTCAATATCAGGCAGCCTTACGCCCACAAGGGGGATGACGCTCGCATGTACACCGAGCGCGACCCGTATAAGGTGCATACTTTCACGAATGAGCGGGCCGTTAAGATTCTCACTGATAGGGAGCGCGAGGTTTCCACTACGAGAGCTGACAAGAAGATGGTGGAGGGTATACGGACTAATATTCGTAACCTTACAGAGGGTTCAGGAAATCCGGAGTTGAAATCTTTGGCTGATCTTCCCGATGATTTGCTCAGGGTTCTGTGGACCGTTGACGATGAGTTCATCGCGGGTCTGTCTTTTCGTTATGAGGGGAATAAGGAGTTCGATTCCGATCGCAACTCCCCCGATGATGCGTTTACAGCTCAGAGTGAGGAACTGTTCAATGGAAAGGATGCTGTCGGCTATGCCAAGACGATGCAAGTCCGCCCTATCCGATGAGAGGCAGATTCTTTGCGCTGATTTCGAGACTACGGCCGATATTCCGGATGATGGGTCGCTTCCTGAGTCCACTAGGGTGTGGCTCTGGTCAGTGCGTAATGTTGATGACTGGAACGTCAATGTGATCGGTTACTCGATCGACGAGTTCATGCGTTCCATTCTGGTGGGTGAGAGGACGGTGTTCTTCCATAATCTGAAGTTCGATGGGGGCTACATTATTGATTGGCTTCTTCACAACGGCTTTTGTTGCAATGACCCGAATGTTGTGAAGGGCTCCCCTCCCCCACTGTCGTTCACACCTCTCATTTCCTCTGAGAGTCAGTTCTACAGGATTTGGGTTGTGACGGAGGATGCTGATGTTATTTTCATGGATTCGTTGAAGAAGATTCCTCTTTCCGTTCAGAGTATGGCGGGCGCTTATGGTCTCGAGATGAGCAAGGGTGTGATCGATTACGTAACTTATCGCGAGCCGGGTTATCGGCCGACGTTCGAGGAGCGTCAGTATGTTCGTAATGACACGGGCATTGTTGCCGAGGCGCTTCGTCAGCAGCTCGCTGAGGGTCTTGATAGTATGACGGCTTCCTCGGATGCTTTGAAGGGTTTCAAGGAGGTTGTGGGGAGTAAGACTTTCAAGAAATGGTTCCCTACGCTTTCCGTGGAGGATGACACGAAGGTGAGGAATGCCTATCGGGGAGGGTTCACTTATGCTGATAGCCGTACCGCCGGCGTTGTGCAGGGTGAGGGTATGGTGCTCGACGTTAATTCCCTGTACCCGTATATCATGTATTCGAGACCTCTCCCCTTCGGGATGCCTATTTCGGTTGATATTCCTCCTGAGGAGATCTCCGACGATTATCTTTGGGTAGCTACTTTTTGTTTCACCGCGAAACTTAAGGAGCAGGGTATCCCCTGCATCCAGTTGCGGGGTTCGCATAGGGCTAACCCGACGGAGTATCAGAGGGCGGTGGACGAGCCCACTGAGATGCGTATGACGAACATTGACTGGAAGCTGATTAACGACATGTATGACGTGGAGTTGTACGGCTACAGTGATGTCACCCTGTTCCGCTGCCGCACGGGGACTTTCAAGGATTACATCGATAAGTGGATGGCTGTTAAGGAGACTTCCACGGGTGGGAAGCGGCAGATCGCCAAGTTGATGCTCAATTCTCTGTACGGCAAGTTCGCCTCTCGGATTGAGAGGCGCAATAGGCTTCCCGTGCTTCACAACGGTGTCGTTAAGTATGTGGCGTCTGAGAACGAGGAGGTCGCGAAGCCTGTTTACACGCCTGTCGGGGTTTTCGTAACATCCTGGGCTCGGGATTACACGATTCGTTCTGCGGCAGCCAACTTCGATCGTTTCCTCTACGCCGATACGGATTCGCTTCATTTGAAGGGGACTGAACCGCCGGAGGGCTTGAATATCCATCCCACCCATTTGGGGGCGTGGAAGATCGAGGGTACTTTCGATAGAGCTATTTTCGTGAGAGCGAAGCAGTACTGCGAGGTGAGCGATGGTAAACCTGACACTCATATTGCGGGTCTGCCGAGGAAGAACCCACATACAGGGAAGCCGTATGAGATCTGGCCGGAGGATCTGTTGACGTGCCAGACGTATGGGGGTAAACTTGTTCCCAAGATGATCCCCGGGGGAACATTTCTCACGGAGACTCATTTCACGTTCACGCCAGTAAAGGAGTCATGATGCGCAAGTCCAAGACGGTTTCCCTCACCCTCCCCATTTGGGTGGTCGAGTTCTTCGACAACTATCAGTGGGAGGTTCACGTGCCCAAGCCGGAGCTCATGAGGAGGGTTGTTACGGAGTTCGTGAAGATGAAGATTGAGGAGTCGGAGGAGGCGTCTCACCCCTCCCCCGGTCCGTTCGAGAGCTCAGACACCGAGGAGAGCTGATCGGTGACGACGTGGGCGCCTACCGCCGGATGAGACCGGGCCCGCGTCAGTGAGTTGGTCGCTCCGCCGAGGCTTCTCGGCAGTCTGTGATAGTATGGGCTATGAGTGGAACTACCACTCATAGCCCATACGTTTGCATGGAGGTATCATGGATTTTGAAGGTCTCCTTCAGTCTCTGATCAATCCTGGCGAGGAGGGGCCGTCGGAGACGATCTATGACGATCTCCGTGCCGCCTACAACACTGTCAAGGACAAGGCTGACAGTGCTGGCGCCAAGATTTCGGAGCTGACTGACTCCAACTCTGCTCTGTCCAAGACCGTTGACGGTCTGAAGAGTAAGAACTACGACTTGCTCGAAGCCATCGGCGCGGGCGGGGATAACGCCGGCGATGACGAGTCGCACGGCGACGACACGAGCGATGCTGACGACGGGGACGACGGCAGCATCGCCTCCTTCTTCTCCAAGCCTAAGGAGGCCTGACCATGACGCTCCCCAGCGGTCGCATTCGCGACTTCGACAACATTGAGATCCTGAACCGGATCCGTAACGACGCCACCTCCGACTATCAGCGCCGTATTCCGGCAGCCACTAAGGGATCTGTCGCCGATGTCGTCCAGCAGCTGACGTCGTACACGCCTCATTTCAATGAGTTCACCGACGCGCTGATCAATCGTGTCGGCACGTACATCACCCGTGACATCACGTGGAACAACCCTCTGCGTGAGTTCAAGCGGGGAATGCTGAACTTCGGTGACACGATCGAGGAGGTGCAGACGGGTCTGGTCTCCTCCTACACGTACAATTCCGAGCGCGACTACATGGAGAAGGATATCTTCGGCGCTCACAAGCCGAATGTCGCCTCCCAGTTCCACACTGTGAATCGCCAGGAGTATTACAAGATCACGGTGAACCGGGACCAGCTTCGTCGTGCGTTCCTGGATGAGTCGGGTCTGCAGAATTACCTGAGTCAGATTCTGGCGTCTCCGACGACGTCGGACCAGTGGGATGAGTTCCTTCTGACCTGCTCATTGTTCGCCGAGTACGAGAAGAACGGCGGGTTCTACCACGTGAAGGTGCCCGACCTTCGGAGCCTGACCGCGACCGAGTCGGACGCGAAGCAGCTGATCAAGCGGGTCCGTGCGATGACGGATAATTTGACCTTCCTGTCCCGCCAGTACAACGCTGCGCGTATGGAGACGTTCGCCAAGCGGGAGGATCTGATCCTGATCGTCACCCCTGAGGTGAAGGCGAACATCGACGTCGAGGCTCTGGCGGCCGCGTTCAACCTCTCCCCCGTCGACATGTACGCCAGGGTGATCCCGGTTCCCGCCGAGCAGATGGGGATCGACAAGGCTCAGGCGATTCTGACGACGAAGGACTTCTTCGTCATCGCGGATAACCTCCTTGAGAACACGAGCCAGCCGAACCCGGTCAGTCTGGGTACGAACTACTTCCTGCACCATTGGGAGGTTATCAGTACGTCGCTGTTCGTCCCTGCAGTCATGTTCTGGACTGGTGATGACGACCAGAACATTCGTGTCCGTCCTGGCGCCAACCTGGCTCTGGGCGGTTACACCGCTACTCAGGGGGGCAAGCCGGTGGGTGCTGCTAACAAGGCGATTCCGGGCGGCAACGTTGAGGTGACGTTCGCCGTGACAGGTGACAACACGGACGGCCTTGAGCTGGGTATCGACTACGCCGTGTCGGGTGCGAACTCTCAGCGGACGAAGATCGACAATGAGGGCGTTCTGCACCTCGGTCAGGATGAGGATGCTGACGCGGTCACTGTGACGGCGACGCTGGTCTACCGTGACAGCGCAGATGTGAAGAAGACGATCGCTTCTAAGACTGCGTCGATCGCCGTTGACAAGGCGAAGGCTGTGAAGGTCTGGCCGAAGAAGTGACACCTCCCTTCTGTCTGTGGTACACTGGTGCCGTGGGCAGGGTAGCCCGTCGGTGAGGTCCTTCCTCCTTTCTGCCTCACCGGCGATGGCCGGCCCGGGTCGAGTTCGAGCTCCCCGGGCCGGCCCTTTAACCTATGTGCTATACTCTATATATGCCTACAGCTTATGACCCGCCGGAGGATATCGGCTCGTTCGGGATGGGCTTCGACTACTCCGTCTGGTCCCCCAATACTGAGGTGTACCTGACGAACGTCGTATGGGATCAGGAGTACCGCGACGTCGTTTGGTATGACAACTACGACGAGGCGTTCAACGCCATCGTCAACGAGTACTCCTCGCGCATCGAGGTGAAGTCTCTGACCTACTGCGCTCAGGGCGCCCCGATCAGGATTCCGATCCCGTTCTCGAAGGCCAACCAGTACAACTACCTGGTGGCTCGTAACAACCGCGACGCTTATAATTCGCGGAATACATTCTTCTACTTCATCACATCCGTCGACTACATCGCCCCGGCCACCACTCAGATCACAGTGCAGTTGGACGTCTGGCAGACGTACATGCACCAGTTCAACGTGCGCCGCTCCTACTGCGAGCGCTCGCATATGGCGATCGCCGCCGAGAACGGTTGGGACTACTACGGGCAGAAGTACATGACGGTGCCCGAGGGGCTGGACCTGGGTTCTGAGTATCAGATCGTCGACGTGAATAGGAAGGTGATCGCCTCCACTCCCAGCGCCGGAAAGATCGATACGGCCAACTTCGATATCATCATCGCTTCGACGGTGGACCTCACTCAACCCTACGGGGACGAGAAGAATCCGACGTTCACCGCTTCCAAGGGAAGCTTCGCCGAGGGTGTGCCGAACGGGACGTCCATCTATGCGATGAAGGCGGATTGGTTCCGTGTGTTCACGAACGCCATGTCCCTGGTGCCGTGGGTTTCTCAGGGCATCGTGTCGATCACTGCGATTCCGAAGGGCGTCATCAATTTCGATGAGATCAAGGACTTGAAAGTCAAGCTGCCGGGTACGTCGGGTGTCGACCCGAAGGGCGGGGATACGCGCATTTCCCGCCAGGGAGCCGAGGTGTACGACCTGGAGAAGGGCATCGGGGAGAAGGGTCTCGTCAATAATAAGTCTATCACACTCACCGACAAATTGCGCAAGGACGACATTCTCCCGGCCCGGTACCGGCACTTGTGGAAGTTCTGGACGAGCCCGTACCTCCTGGTGGAGGTGACCACGTTCTCCGGCACACCTCTCCTGCTGAAGCCGGAGATGATTCAGTCGGCCGGCCTGGCTGTGACCCAGTGGTCCCACGTGGTGCCCCCGAACCCGCGCATCATGTTCACAGTGAACTCGCTGGGGCAGCGGACCCGTGGGCACATGGATCAGTACGACGGTTGGTCCGAGCATTTCGATGTGATGACGGGCTTCACGAACCTGCCGACGTTCAGCCTGACGAACAACAGCTATCTGATGTTCCAGGCGCAGAACGCGCATTCTATCGCCTACCAGCATCAGAGCGCCGAGTGGTCGCAGCAGAGGGCCCTTCATGGCGCCCAGACGCAGTTCAACCAGGCCAACGCGGCTATCGCCCAGGCGGGCCAGCAGACGGCGTTGAACAACTCCTGGAACCAGGACATCGCCGGCTACAACGCCCGCATGGGCCTGCAGAAGACAGGTATCGGCGTCGGCGGCCAGGTGATCGGGTCGACCCTCATGGGGCTGGCCAACGGGGGCCCTCTGGGCGCCCTGGCGGGTCTCGGCGGGTCCGCTCTGTCGGGCGCCTCTACGATGGCGCAGGCGGGTATGACTTACTCCCAGCAGGTGAACACGGCGCGCATGTCCGCCGAACAGGCGTCCGCGCTGACGAACCTGAACCAGGGGTACATGCGCTACAACGCGGACACTAACCTGGCCTACGCCAAGTACGCGGCGAACGGGGATTACGCGAACGCCATCGCCGGCATCAACGCTCGCGTTCAGGACGCTCAAACGATCGCCCCGACGACGTCGGGTCAGGTCGGCGGCGATGCTTTCATGCTGGCCGCGGAGTCGTGGAGCATCGTGGAGAGGCTCAAGTTCATTCCCGAGGATGCTGTACGGCGCATCGGCGAGTTCTGGCTCCGGTACGGGTACGCGATGAATTCGCCTGTGGTGCCTCCGGGCGACTTCAGGTGCATGGAGCATTTCACGTATTGGAAGATGGCGGAGATGAACATCTCCCGTTCTACGATGCCTGAGACTTTCCGTCAGACGATCAGGGGTATTTTCGAGAAGGGTGTCACCGTGTGGCACAAGGACCAGACGATGATCGGTCGAATCGACTGGGCCAACAACAAGCCGCTCAAGGGGATCATATGGTGAAGCGCAACGGTGAGAGGGACTGGGTTCGTAAGGAGATCTACGAGCCTTTCGTCAACGGCGGTCATTTCAAGAATAACCCGTCGATCAACCGGGAGGCTCTCCTGGTCCGCATGTACAAGCGGATCATGTCGGAGATGTGTGTGAACCGTTTCTCCTGGTCGGGGCTTCCTGACACGGTGGACCGCCGCTACTTGGAGGCGACTCTCATGTACGACGGGCTGGCCGTGTTCTACTTCGATGAGGAGTTCGATAGGTTCATGGCGCTTCGGGCCACGGGGCTCGGGCAGGTGAACATGTACGATAACCCGACGAATTTCACGGTCTACGGCAACCAGGTGTTCTCCAAGACTCTGGACGCCAGGCACTGCGTGCCGATCTGGTCGAACTATCTGCGGGAACCGGATTGGGACATCATCGACATCTATTCTCAGAGGCTGGCGGCGTTCGACCGGACTCTCGAGGTGAACATGCTGTCCGCCCGACATCCGTTCGTCTTCTCGGTGGATAACAACGAGTACCAGTCGTTCGTGAACGCGTTCCGCAAGGTCGCTGAGGGGCAGCCGGTCATCTTCGGCACCGAGGCCCTCTCCCCCGCCGCGCTGGCGGAGAAGGTGACCATGTTCGACGTCGGGTTCAAGCCCCACCAGATTCAGGACGTGATGGAGGCGAAGGTCAAGACGTGGAACGAGGCGCTCACTCTCCTGGGCATCATGAACGTCAACTCGGAGAAGCGGGAGCGTATGGTCGCCGAGGAGGCCAGCGGGTCGTCAGGCCAGGTGCTGGCGATGCGCGCCGTCGCCATGAACGCTCGCAAATACGCGTGCGAGCATATCAACCAGATGTACGGCCTTCAGGTGGATGTGAGGTGGAACCTTGACGAATCTCAGCCCGCGGATGCTCAGAACGCTATGCTTGCCGCGGCCACTCTCGGGGGTATTGGAGATGCTCTCGACAAGGGCAACCCCGACTTGGGGACGACCGATCAGCAGGAGTTGAACCCTAACAATGGCTGACTACACGCTCGAGCTTCGCAAGGTGGTGGAGATCGTCGGCCCGCTGAACGTCGGGCTGAACGAGTATCCGATCTTCGATGAGTCCTACAGGGATTCGTTGAATCAGAAGATCCTGGACCACTACTGGTACAACGAGATCGCGCATGAGTCGATCGACATGTTCATCCACCAGTTGAAGGTGAAGATGAATGAGATCATGCCGTTCTACAACCAGCTGTACGAGTCGGAGCTGGTCGACTTCGACCCGATGGTGACCCACGACGTGCATTCGACGGGGGATTCCACGCAGGACACCACTCAGGATATGCACACGAAGCAGAACGCGGAGCAGACGCTCAGCAGCGACTCGCGCGTGTCCTCCTCGGAGGAGTCGAAGGCGCGTACCGTCCAGTCTCAGATGCCGCAGACGCGCTTGTCCGGTCATGATGACTATGCGACGGCCGCCAACGACACGTCGTCGAAAGGTTCGGGCCAGAATCACAGCAATTCGGCGACGCAGGATCAGCAGAAGCGGACCTCCGACACCGCGTCGACGACGGGGACTAAAGCCGGGAATGTCACACGGTCGTGGGGGTATAATACTCCTAAGGCCGACCTCCTCCAGAAATGGCGCGAAACCTTCCTCAACATTGACATGTCCGTTATCTCGGAGTTGGGAGGCCTATTCATGCAAATCCGATCTTCAGGAGACGAGTACGTGAACGGATGGGGCTATGGACTATATTGATAACAAGTACCAGCTGACCCCTGGCGACTACAGGGTCACGAACGTCACGCCGTTCACCTACCGTGACGGGTACACCTACCTCCAGCTCATGGAGGAGATGCGCTCGTGGGTGAGTGAGGGTCTGGTCAACCAGTTCTCGGCGAAGATGCAGGGGCTGGCCTCCGACTACAACCAGGCCGTCTCCAGACTCCTGGTCGATGTGCGCAAGGAGATGGAGGGATACCACGCCCTCCCTTCTCAGGTTCGCGAGATGCTGTCCGCCGCCATCGCCAAGTACGATGACGAGTTCAACACATTCGAGAACGACCTGAAGGCGCTCGTCAAGAAGCACTTCGAGTCGGATGAGGCGCATGTCTTCAACTGGCTTCGAGGAGAGAGCTCCACCCTCCAGGAGCTCATCAACGACATGCACAACCGGTACACGGTCGGCGGCCTCCTCGCCGAGGACTTCAGCCAGCTGGGGCTCACGGCTCGGGAACTGGAGGACGTGCCGCTCACCATCTCCGAACTGGAGACGATCGGCAAGTACGTGATGCCGGCACTCTCCCCCAACTACGGGTTCTCCCCCGTGACGGGGCAGTACAAGCGCGTCATCGACATCGTCTACGACGTCTACGAGGCTCAGTTCAAGGGCGGTGACCAGATCACCTCCAAGGACCTGAACTACATCGATAACCTGAACATCCCGGACCTCCAGCGCATGGTGGTCTCCTGACAGAGAGGCAGGCTCAATATGCCCGCAACCAACAAGACAGAGAACTTCAACCTGCCGCTCTACGTGGCGTCCGATCACTTCAGCGTGCTGGGGGACTTCAACTCCGCCATGAAAGAGATCGACAAGGGCCTGGGCGGTGCGACCGTCACCGCCAAGGCGGCGAGCCGCGACGCGACCAGTGCTCTGACGACGGCGAACGCCGCGTCCGATGACGCTCACAGCGCCCGTGAGGCCGCCCAGTCGACCCTGTCGGTGTCCTCCCAGGCTAAGGCCGACGCGACCCGCGCGTTCGACATGGCGACGAAGGCGACCACCGCCTCCGAGACGGCGAACACGTCGGCCATCGAGGCCAACAAGGTCGCCTCGTCGGCGGCCGCCAGGGCGAAGGAGGCTCGCGACCGGGCTGACGCCGCACTTGACACCGCCAACGCCGCGAACACGGCCTCCATCGACGCCAAGACGACGGCTAACGCGATCTCCGGTCAGGCGGTCCAGGCCACCCAGGCCGCCAACCGGGTCGGCGCCCTGCACAAGCGGTTCAAGGAGGTCACCGCGGGGTCGGGGGACCGTACGCTGTCGACCCCTGAGGAGCGGCCCGTCACGGTTATGGAGTTCGACCTCGACTTCGATGCCGATGACGTCTGGATCATCGTGGCGATCATGCGCCACACCGTCCACAACGTTCAGGACACCCACTTCGATATTCGTGTCACCGGTCCTAAGGGGCAGCGTCGTTGGAGTTCCTTCGTCGCCGGCTACGGCCCGTGGCCCGAGGCGATGGTCTACTCGCAGGGGACCGGTATCTTCGAGGCTTTCGAGGGCCCCGGCCGGTATCACATCGAGACCGTGTTCCTGACCGACAAGAATCACAGCACACGGTTCGACCTGTCGAACTGCATGATGCGCGCCCACTGATCTGAGCGCCATTCACTGGCGGGGCGCTGGGTGATCCTCGGCGCCCCGCACTATATAGGGGGAACTTATGGCATGGGATGACAAGCATAAGGCGTGCATCATCGCAACCCTGGCCACTGTCGAGGCCGGGTTCAACTACGGGATCATCACAGCGCCCGACACGCTGTCACTCGGTATCGGGCAGTGGACTCAGGGGCGCGCCTACGACCTGCTGCAGCAGTTCCCCGACAAGAACGTGTTCGGGCCCACGATCCGCTCCTGGCTGGCCGCGGGCAAGGGCACGTGGACGATGGCCCGCAAGTACCAGTCCCTGGGCGGCACTGATAGGCAGAAGCTATCAGCAGCGCTAGCCTCAGAAGAAGGCAAGAAGATACAGAACAACCAGATGCGCAAAGACCTGGAGGGGGAATACATCCCCAGGCTCAAAGCCATCGGGCTCGACTCTGAGAAGTACACCGAAGCCGGCATGCTCCTCATCGTCGTCATGCACCGTTGGGGGAACTACGCGCGCATCCTCAACAGGCTCGTGGCAAGCGCCGGCCCGGCACCCACCCTCGACTCCATGGCCAACGCCATCAAAGCCTCCGGCGAGTGGTACGCCGTCGGACAGCGGTACGTCATCGCCTACCGGATGATCAAGAACCTCGACACGAAGGGCATCACCCTGGCGCCCGGCGACTCCGGGGGAGACAACTCCAAGGACGGTGAGGACAAGGCCAAGGAGGAGAAGAAGATCAAACACGCCAGGACGGACGGATCCGGCGTGCTGCGCATCTACATGTCCGACGGCTCCAACGCCGCCGCCTACCCCACCGTGGGAGGGTTCTGGAAGGCCAACGGCGCCGACCAGAAATCCGACGACGGGGACGACAAGAAGGGCGGCGACGGCGGTGGAGGCGGTGGAACGCCCGGCAAGATAGGTGAGATGACAGCGCTCGCCAAGGCCTCCATCGGCAAGTACGTCTACCACCAGTGGTATGAACCCAGACTGCACCCGGACAAGTCCGGGGTCACCGATTGCTCCGGGTTCGTATGGTGGCTGTACAATAAGGTTATGGGTATGGACATCGGCAAGGGAGGCACAACAGTGCTCATGTCCGAGGGCGGCAGGGTCATCGCCGAGGGTGGTGGACGGTTCAACGCAACCTCCCAGATCAAGGAGGGCGACCTCATAGTCTGCCGCTGGTACTCGGGCGGCGGACACGTCGAATACTGCTGCGAGACGGGGAAGGACACCATCATCGGACAGCGGGGCCCCGACGGCGTCCGCGGCCCCGCCTACGGGCACGCCACGTCACTGTTCGGTGGGTGCCGGTGGAAGCTGAAGCGGTATGTCTAAGAAATTCGACTATTACTCGTTCGACAAGATCCTCTCCCGCAACGCCGTGTTCAACATGGTCATGGGCGCCCGAGGCGTCGGCAAGTCATACGGAGCCAAGAAGCATGTCCTCAAGCGGGCGATTGAACGAGGAGAGGAGTTCATCTACCTGAGGCGGTACAAGACGGAGCTGAAAACCCGCGGCAGCTTCGTAGCCGACGTTGCCCGCGAGTTCCCCGAGCAGGAGTTCGAGATCCGGGGCGGGGTGCTCTGCTGGCGCAACAAGGGCGAGGACAAGGACGCCTGGCGTAAGGCCGGCTACTTCCTGGCGCTCAGCACTTCAGCCCAGCACAAGAGCACGCCGTACCCGAAGGTGACGACCATCATCTTCGACGAGTTCATCATCGAGACCGGGACCATCCACTACCTGAAGGACGAGGTCAAAGCACTGCTCGATTTCTACTCCACGGTGGACCGCTACCAGGACCGGACACGTGTCCTCATGCTGTCCAACGCCATCTCCATCATGAACCCCTACTTCATCAAATGGCACATCACCCCGACGCCCGGTAAGGAGTTCATCACATACGGGGACGGGTTCGTGGCGGCCCAGTTCGTGGACTCGCACCGTTTCGCCTCACAGGTAGCGGCTACACGCTTCGGTAAGTTCGTGACGGATTTCGATGAGGAGTACGCCGACTACTCGATAGATAACTCATTCGCCGATAACACGGGCCAGTTCGTGCAGCGCAAGTCGGGAACCGCCAAGTACATGTTCACCGTCAAGACTGATCTGGGCGTCTTCTCGCTGTGGATAGACGGAGGAACACTGTTCTGCCAGCAGAAGAGACCCCGGGTCGAGAAGGTGTATAATACCAATAAGATGGCTCTCCGGGAGGGTGAGGTGCTTATGAGTTACAGCGACAAGATCGCCGAGATGCTCCGCGGCTCCTACCGGAAAGGGCGGGTCTTCTTCGACTCCCCGCAGTCACGCAATGCTTTCGCTGAAGTCTTCGTGAGGTGATAAATGGGACACGGACCCGGGTTCTTCATCGACCTACAAGCCCTCATCACAGCAACGACATCGTTCGTCACTATCGGAGGATTCGCTGCGTGGGTGAATGCGCGGATGAAAAGACTCAACAATCTTCTTGACGACTGGAACGGGGTACCCGCCAGACCGGGGGTCCCCAGGAGACCGGGAGTCATGGAGCGACTCGAGAAGATCGAGACGAAGATCGACAAACAACGTGAGGAGAATTGGTATGACCGCTCTCAAAGGATTGGTTGACCCCAAGGTTCGCCAGTACCTGTACAGGGTCGCTATCGCCGGCTGCGGCGTTCTCGCCGTCAAGGGCGTCCTGACCAAGGACGTCATCGACGTCATCACCCCGTTCCTGGCAGCCCTGTTCGCCGTCGCGGACGCCAACGTGGAGACCGCTCAGGAGGGTTGAGATGAGCCTTCAGTCGGACGCCTCTCAGATCGCATGGGACATCACCCAGAACCCGTGCGTGGGCTACTCGCAGCCCGAGCGCCTGACGATCTGGAACCTCCCCTCCCCCACCTCTCAGGCGGTCAACGTCAACGTCGATTGCTCCGAGCTGGTGGTGTACTGCTTCAACAACGCCGGCCTGCCTGACCCCCTGCCCAAGTCCATGTGGACCGGCAACGAGGTCGCGTGCATGACCGAGCGCGGCTTCACCGCCGAGGAGTGGTACCCGGGCATGCCGGTCGAGGACGGGGACGTTCTGCGATCCGACGGGCACACGGCCATCGTGTGCAACGGCTGGATCTGCGAGGCGTGGATCAGCGAGTTCGGCGACATCGACGGATACGCCGGAGACCAGACGGGCGGAGAGGTCAGGTGCGCATGCTCCTACCTCAACCATCCGCTCACAATCGGTGCTCAGTGGACGCACCGGATCAGATACGACGGTTCCTACTACGCAGAGGATGATCTCGATATGTCGGAGAACACCGATCTCCTGAGGGAGATCCGCGACAGGCTCGTTGAGGTCTCGGACCAGACGGGTGCCGGTATTGCCGGTCGCCGCTGGGACGGCCCCATCGTCAGCCAGCTCAAGGACGCCAACAGCACTCTGAGCAGCCTTGTTGACACGTTCAGCCCCGGTAAGGAGGGTGTCCGTAACCCCGGCTCCGCCTTCTACCTCCTGTACCAGATCAGTGACGGTATTCAGAAGGTTGCTAAGAAGCTCGCCGGAGGTGAGGGCTAACCATGAGCGCGATCCTGACCGGCCGCCTCACCGACGCGGCCGGTCGGGACGCCGCCGGTACACTGACGGTGGCGCCCGACCCACGAGTGGTGACGACCGCAGCCGGCGTCATCGTCAAACCCTTCACGGTGGACGTGGAGGGGCAGTTCAGCGTCCCCGTTGAGATTGCGGGCCCGTACACGAACCCCCCGGAGCCCTGGACGCACCACATTCTTCTCAAAAGGGGGAGGGTGAAAGTTCTCGACCTTCACGCCCCGTTGCACGACGGCACCAACCTGCTTTCCCAGCTCGTTGCCCACGAACCCGTCTCACCTTTGCACACGACGCAGATCGAGATCGACGTCGCCAAAGCCCGCGACCAGATGATGAAGATCAGGGACGACATCGCCAAGGGCATGATCCGAGGGCCCGTCGGCCCGCAGGGACCCAAAGGCCCCGTCGGCGACCCCGGCCCTGAAGGGCCGAAGGGTGAACGTGGCAACCGCGGGCCCTCCGGGCCCCGCGGCGACGTGGGGCTCCGAGGGCCTGAGGGCAATCCGGGGCCTCCCGGTAAGGATGGCTCGCGAGGCCTGCCCGGCCCCAAAGGTGAACCGGGGCCCATCGGACCGAAGGGGGACAAAGGTGAACGGGGAGTATCGGGAGACACTGGGCCTGCAGGACCCATGGGCCCGCAGGGGGCGACCGGGGCTAAAGGTGAGCCTGGTGCGAAAGGTCCCCAGGGCCCCATCGGTCCCACTGGTCCCGCAGGACCGGCCGGTCCCAAGGGCGATCCTGGCCCTGCCGGCCCCGCCGGGAGCGGAGTCGACCCGTTGGACGACTACTGGAAGATGGGCGCGAACTGGTGGACCGGGTCGGCTCTGAAAGTCGTCGGCAGCTCGCTCGTAGCTTCGAAGTCGGAGGACAGGAACTACGACGCCAACATGGCGAAGGGGCCCCGGTTCACCGGGCCCCAGGGGTGTTCGTACCGGATCACCGGGCTCGCCGTCGCGCAGGGCCCCAGTCGCGCACGGTTCTGCGTGTCCTACTACACGATCGCCGACAACAAGTGGAAGGAGAACGTGTACGCGGACACGATCGAAATTCCCGGTAATTCGCAGCCGTACCCGATCGACGTCCGCGTGTCGGTGCCGTACAAGCCCGGCACGAACCTGCAGTTCATTGTTAATATTCGTACTGTGGAGGGGTGCACTCTCTCCAACTGCGTGGCCTACGCCGACACGCAGTTCGACACTGTAGCAGCCAACATGAAACGCAGCGCCGACGCCGTCAGCAACCTCACCGGGCGCATGGCCACCATCGAAGGAACGGCACGCACCAACGCCAAAGCAGCCACGGACGCCAAAGCAGCTGCCGACGCAGTCCAATCCATCGCACAAGCGGCCCAACGCGACGCTCAGGCTCTCCAGCCAAAGATCACAGCCCTCGAAGAAGCCGACCGCAATATTCAAGGGATGATCCAACGCGACCGAGAAGCACTCGCCGAAGTGCGCGTCATCGGAACCAACGCTCGTAGTGCTGCCGACCAGGCGACCACCAAGGCGGCTGACGCGGCGAACAACCTCCTAGCACTCCAAAAGCAGATCGAGAATGTCAAGAAGGATCAGGCCGCGATTCAGACCAAAGCCGACCTGGCTGTCGCGACGGTCAAGAAGATCGAAGGAATCAAAGCCTACACTGACGTCAACAATTGGAGCCCTTCAAGCACATTCCTCGACGAGCAGAACTACTCCGGATACGGATCCAAGAACCTCGACCACTCCATAAGCGACGGATACACCCAAGTCATCGACACCAGAGACGGGGCCGAATGGTGGTGGACATGGAACATCTGCGGATGGACACCCCTGTGGCAATTCTCGTGGATGGTCTGGCCCGGCGCCGACACTTGGATCCAACCCTACTTCCAGCTCCACAACTCCGTCGAAGGGACATGGGGCGACAAGATATGGTTCCCCAGGCAGGAATGCACCCAGGGCAAATACCAATTCCTCCTCTGGAACAAAGACGTCCCCCAATACGACGACACCAAATGGGACGGAGTCTGCGTCGGCGCCCAGATGAAAGGCGGCATCCGGCACTGGACCCGTTTCCCCAGGGCCAGATGGTTCATGCCGTACGAAGCCATCCGCTCAGGCGTGTGAGGCCGTAGGAGCCACGTAGACGGCACAGAAAAGCTCCCCCAGTACATCGTACAGGGGGAGCTATTCTAGGCTCTCAGGATGGCTTACACGAGGCTGTAGGAGTAGATGGCGGCCAACACCTCCTCCACCTCAGGAGAACGACGGAACGTCTCATACCCTCCAGGCGTGTCCACCGTCCACAGGCACTCATCGAACCTCGACGCACACAACTGGATGGTGATCACACTGTCACGGTAGACGACACAATGATTCACCACGTCGATCACCGGCGCCCCGCCGAAACGGGCCTGAAGCTTCTGAGCCAGCTCCTTCATCATCTTGAACTCAGTCATCGTAATCTCCTTCATAAGGGTGCATGTACTGGGGGACTGTATTCGGAAGCATACCGTACTCGGACTCAACCCAACGATACGCCCCATCCTGTGTCGTCGTCCTATCTCCATTATGGGATTGGATATCCCAATCCTCAGGGCCATTCACCCGAACCCTGTTCCCATCGAAGAACACGGCACAGCTGTCGAAATCGACCTGGAACCCGTCGAGCTCCTTCAACGGTTGGAAGGACTCGATGAAAATATTCAACTCCTCCCACGGGTCGTAATCCATCACCGCTCCTCCCAATCGAGCACCCTCTGAAAGTAGGAATCCAAATCGTCCTCCCAATGAGAAAAGCCGTCAGGCTCGATCACAAGATGAGTTATCAACTGGCCATTCTCCACCACAGGGCTGATCTCGAGGGCGCCCATGAAAACAGCGAGATTCTCCAAATCAACCTCGAACGACTCACACGGATCAGCATAGAACTCACAAATCTTGACGATGTCCTCAAAATCCGACTCCACGCTCATGATCAATGGTCGCCTCCAGGAGCAGCCTTATTGATGAAATCAACGAACGACTGGTCGTACTGCACACCCGTCTGCTTCTGCACATTCTCAAGCTGGCTGACCATGTGATTGTAACGCTCCACCTCCATACGGTTCTCATAACGCATACCGCACCAGAACGCAGCCAGCATGCACAAAATGATGAGCAGAACCTCGATGAACTTATCCATGATCAAATCTCCCTTCCAGTGAACATGGACGCTATGTCGTTGAATGAGGCGATGGCCCCCGATCGACCGCCGACCTCGATGCGGAACCTGTCAGGTTCCAGCTGGTCTCTCCATATTACCGTGCCACCGGCATGATCGCAAGTAAGAAACCTATCATCACAATGACTGACAGAACTATTCGCCAAAGCGACGGCGGCAACCATCGGCCAATCATCACTGAGGGTGAATCGCGTCTTCATACGGAGTAATATCCTTCATCTTCAAGTAAACGAACACGGGCTGAACCTCGTCATCAGCGACGATCCACAAGTAATCCTTCACCAGTTGAATGCACTCATGAAGGTCGCAGTTCAGCTGACCCTTGTTCAACGGCATCGTCGAAGCCGCAGAAATATTCGCGGTGATCTCATGGAACTGAATCAACGTCTCACGATTCTGCACAATCGTCTCCGCCAACAGCACACGATGCGCCGCATAATCAGGTAGCTCCTCGGTGAAAACAAGAGCCACACCCTGAGTGACTTTCGAACCAGCCATGATCAATGCCTTTCAGTAGTGTCGATCCAAACCGTAACCGGAAACGCCTCACGAGGAGAAACCTTGCAAGGGCGATCCTCGTTAAGACTCAGTATACCCCTATTCGACTCGATATTGAGATGCCTATCGTGGACAGCCCAATTCTCAAACCATTGGCCGCAATGCTCGCACCTAATCAGAGCCTTATTCATCCTGAAACGCTCCGAGTGCAATGACTTGGTCATGATATCCCCTTCTAAACAATCGACAAACAATAAGGGCTGGAGAAACGATGCAACAAAGCGCGCGACCCGATCATCCACTCATCGACGATAGGAACACTGGCGGTCGG